ATATGGATTGGTTGTTTGCCGAAAGAAGTGCAGTGAATGTCCTCTTTTGAGAACTGGGAGAACCGTTTCTCTTTCCGCCTTTGAAGAATATGGCGATGAGCCTACGGAAGGAGACTTTGGTGAGATGCAACGTTCAGAAGATCCTAGAGAAATATTAAATAAAGAGGAACGTGATACACGCATACATCAAATATTCGATGAAATTGATCCTCTAGCTTATGAGGTTCTCAGCTTGCGATTTGTCGACAAGTTAACGATGGAAGAGATTTCCAAAATAGTGGGAATCAAAAGAACCACTCTTAACGACAAGATAAAAGTCTGGATTAAGAAGCTAAAGGAAAGAAAAGTCGAGCTATTTGATGAAGATTAAAAAAAGAACATTACAAGTAATGTTAGAAAAATATTTCACAAAATCCGTCAAATCTAGCACTTGCTGGTCCCATTCCTAACGAGAACCAAGAACAAGTTCTCAGAAAGGGTAATTATGAAGAAAGTAAATGTTCAAAAAGAACTCAATAACTTACTTGGATCACTGATGCTAATAAGCGTTTTAGCTGATGAAGCTATTGAGGAAACACAAAACCTTCTTAAGAGTCTCCCTAAAGAGGAAGAAGCAGAAGAAGGCAAAACTGATCCAAAGAAAGTCTTACATGCTTCAAAGGATATTCCAACCGATGAAGAAATTGATAAGACCTTCGATGAGGCTAAAGCAGTGTTTAAGAAACTCTTTAAGTCTCCGCTATTTGGAGGTAAATGATGGCACCTTCAATCCATAGTAAAAAATTCAGTCCATCTAAGTCCTCTATTTGGACTAAATGTTCATTAAGCACATTACTCAACCAAGATGATGGAAGCTTTGGAGAAGCCGCTATATTCGGAACCCAATGTCACGAATTAGGTCAAAGGCTTATTGAAAAGGCTCTCGGAATCAAGAATTACGATGAGGAAGAAAAGCCTATCGAAGAAGTTATCAAATCTTTAGACCGTTATAACGATGACATGGATGCTATCGCAAACGGCTATGCAGACTCGGTAGTGAAGCTCTTTGAGTATTACTCAAGTATCAGCTTCGATAAGCCAATTCTATTCTTAGAACAACACATCGACATGGACTTCGATGAGACCGCTGGAGGCACTCTAGATATGGGGCTCTATAGTGATGTCGATGGTGGAACTATCGTAATTGAAGATTTGAAAACTGGTAGGAAGCCCATTTTTGCAAAAGATCCTCAAAGTGAATACCCAAACTCACAGCTTGGAATCTATGCCGCATATTTTTACGAAAGCGTAATCAAAGGCTTATACCCAGTTAAAAATGTCAGACTCATCATCCATCAACCAGTGATTGGCAACAACAATGAGTTCACTTTATCTCTTGAAGACTTACTCAAATTTAAGGAAGAAGTAGTTCTCCCAGCAGTCGAAAGAGCGAAGGTTAAAGATTTAGAGGCAAAAGCTGGTAGTCATTGTGAATATTGCAGCGGACGTCATTTATGCCGAACTTATCACGAAGCCAATCAACAAATCGGTGAAGAAATCTCCAAACCTATTGAGGAATTCACTGATGAAGAAGTAGAAGCTATTCTCCCTAAATTAGATAGCTTCATCAAATACGCTGAAGACCTTAAAGACTATGCGATTAAAAAAGCAAGCGAAGGTCATAAGTGGAAGGGTTATAAACTTGTCCCATCTAAAGTAACCAGAAAGATTACTAATGAAGAAAAAGTTAAAGAAATACTTGAGAAGGAGGGGATTTCACCGCTAAATCCTGGGAAATTAATCGGAATTACCGAGATTACCAAGAAACTTGGAAAAGCTAAATTCAATGAACTAATTTCTCCATATGTTGAGCTTCAAGAATCGTCTCTTATTCTCGTTCCAGAAGCTGATCCTCGCAAAGAGGCAGTAATCAATAAGGAGGAAGAAAAGTAATTATGCAAATTGAAACTGGAATCCAAAACAAACCGATTAGCTTATTACTCTATGGAGTTGAAGGCATCGGAAAATCAACTCTTATCTCAAACGCTCCAAATGTCCTATTCTTGGACACCGAAAACGGAACGATAAGAATTAACACAAGAAGGATAAAAATTACTAGCTGGGAAGACTTGCTCGCAGCAGTGAAATATGTCCAAGAAAATCCATCGATTTGTAAGACTCTTGCAATCGATACCGCTGATTGGGCTGAGATTATGGCAATTCAATACGTCTGCCAAAAGAATCGTGTAGCCTCAATCGAAAACATCCCATTTGGCAAAGGCTATTCCTATGTAGCTGATGAATTCTCAAATCTCTTGAAGCAGTTAAACCTCTTGAAAGAAAAGGGAATCAATATTGTCTTTGTGGCACACGCAAAGCCAAGAAAATTCGAGCTTCCTGAGGAAATGGGATCTTATGACCGCTATGAAATGAAGCTCTCTAGACAAGTGGCTCCTTTGCTCAAAGAGTGGTCGGATGCCTTGCTCTTCTGTAACTATAAAATCTTCGTGGTTACAACTGAGACCAATTCAAAAAAAGCTCAAGGTGGAAAAAGAGTTGTATATACAACTCACTCTCCTACCTACGATGCGAAAAATAGATTCGGTCTTAAAGATGAGCTCGACCTAGATTTCAAAGAAATCGCACATCTCTTCGCTTCTGATGTTCCTCCTACCGCTCCAGCGGTGGAAGAAGCTCCGAAAGTGGAAGAAGAAAGACCAACAGTTACCAAAGTAAAAGAACTCTTAAAAGAAGCTAATGTCGATGAGAGTGAACTCAAAAAAGTGGTAGCTGCTAGAGGTCACTATAAAGAAGATGCAAGCCTCAGTGATTACGCTGATGACTTCATCACTCGCTGGATCATTCCTAACTGGAAAAAGATCCTTGAAACAATTTCTAAAAATAAGGAGGCTAAGTAGCCAATGGAAAACCCAAATGTTAATCAAAATATCGGCTGGGATGACACAATCGAAGTCGATGGAGAAGAATATATTCTTCTAGATGAAGGAGACTATAACTTCATAGTCACGAACTTTGAAAGAGGTTCCTTCCCTGGTGGAGCCAAGATTCCACCTTGTAATAAAGCCAGCATTACCGTTCAAGTCAATAGCCCAAAAGGTTTAGCTAATGTGAAATTCGACTTACTTCTCCATAGAAGTGTTGAATGGAAACTCTCCGCTTTCTTCCGCTGTATCGGACAAAAGAAGCCAGGAGAAAAACTAGTCATGAATTGGAACTCAGTCATTGGATCAAATGGTAGAGCCCACTTCAAGCCAAGACAATATACCAACCAAAATGGCGAACTTCGTGAAGTTAATGACCTCGATAGATTCATTGATTATAACGAAACATTCTTCTCAAACGAAGATAAACTCCCATTCTAAGTGAGGTGACTGCTTATGTACGATTTACGTCCATATCAAAAAGAAGCAGTCAAAGCCATCTTCAGTGAGTGGTCAGAGGGGCATCAACATACCTTGTTGGTGCTTCCTACTGGCACTGGGAAAACAGTAGTATTCGCAAAAGTCGTAGAGCTCAAAGTAGGGGAGGGCAAAAGAGTACTAATTCTCGCTCACCGAAATGAGCTTTTAGACCAAGCTAGTGACAAACTCAAACAAGCTTGCGGCATTGATACCGTACTTGAAAAAGCCGAATCTTCATCTCTTGGAAGTCAGCTTCCAGTTACCGTTGGTTCAGTTCAATCTCTCTATAGAGAGAATAGGCTCAATCAATTCCCTAGAGACTACTTCGACATCATTATCGTAGATGAAGCTCATCATGCCATGAGTGATACCTATCAAAGAATCCTTGCTTACTTTGATAAAGCTCTCGTTCTTGGTGTCACTGCGACACCGGATCGTGCGGATCGCAAGAACTTAGGTCAATACTTCGACTCACTAGCCTATGAGTACTCAATGAGAAAAGCGGTAAAAGAGGGCTATTTGGCACCTATAAGGGCTCAAATGATTCCTCTTGAGTTAGATATCAAGAATGTCGGAATTAGTAACGGAGATTATGCCGTTGGCGAAATTGGCTCAGCTCTTGAACCTTATCTCAATCAGATAGCACGTGAAATGCTTCATTACTGCAAATCTAGAAAGACCGTTGTATTTCTCCCTTTAATCAAAACCGCTCAAGCGTTCTGTAATTTATTAAATTCATATGGATTAAAAGCGTGTGAAGTTAATGGAGATAGTTCTGATAGAGAAGAAAAGCTAAAAGCTTTTGAAGCTGGAGAATACCAAGTTTTATGTAACGCCATGTTACTTACTGAAGGCTGGGATTGTCCTGAAGTAGATTGTGTAGTGGTTCTTAGACCAACCAAAGTTAGAAGCCTATATCAACAAATGGTGGGTAGAGGTATGCGACTTGCGGAAGGAAAGAGCGAGCTCTTGCTTCTCGACTTTCTTTGGATGACTGAAAGACATGACTTATGTCACCCAAGCTCTTTAGTAGCCAAAACTGAAGAAGTCGCAGAACGAATCAATCAAAAAGTCACGGATAGTGATGGTGGAATTGACCTCCTTGATGGGGAAGAAGAAGCCGAAAAAGATATCATCCGTGAAAGAGAAGAAGCTCTCGCTAAAGAACTTGCTGAGATGAAAAAGAGAAAGAGAAGACTTGTTGATCCAATTCAATACGCCTTATCTATCTCCGCTGAAGACTTAGTGAACTATGAAGCTACCTTCACTTGGGAGCTTGCTCCAGCTAGTGAAAAACAACTAGCTTTGCTAGAGAAGTGGGGAATTTGCCCTGATGAAGTGCCAAATGCTGGTTTAGCTTCAGTACTTATTTCTCGCATTACTGCTAGACAAGATTTGGGCTTAGCTACACCAAAACAAATCAAATTCCTTGAAAGATATGGCTTTACTCATGTTGGAACTTGGACTTTTGAACAAGCCAGCAACATGATTACTCGCATTTCTAATAACAACTGGTACGTTCCTTATGGAATTAAGCCAGAAGCATACATTCCAAACTAGGAGAAGCATATGAAAGACAATATTATTGAAGCTTTAAATTATATAGATCCATCTTCCTTGAAATACCAAGAATGGCTTTCAGTAGGAATGGCATTAAAAGCGGAGTCATATGACTGCTCCGTTTGGGATGAGTGGAGTAGAAGTGATCCCGACAAATATCACAAAGGCGAATGCGAAAGAAAATGGCGTAGTTTTAATGGCTCCGCTAATCCTATAACTGGTGCAACAATCGTTCAGCTTGCAAAGGAAAGAGGATACTCTCCTAAACCCTATAACGAGGATGATGGTTGCATAGCTTGGGAAGGGGAAATTAGCTATGATGGGCAAACTTCTTATACTCCAAGAACTGCCAAAAAATTATCTCCTTCAGAACAACTCATAAAGTACATTGAAACCTTGTTTAAAGAAAATGACTTTGTAGGGTATGTTTCAAATGATGTTTCTTTCAGCGAAGAACATCAAAAATATGAACCTTTAAGAGGAGCTTATTATTTCACGGCTTCACAAATCATCTCTAGCTTAAAAAGGTATGGAGATAATCTTGAAGATTCTATAGGTGACTATAAAAAAGAAGCTGGGGCTTGGATAAGAATCAACCCTCTTGATGGCAAAGGTGCAGCAAGAGAAAATGTCACGAGATTTGACTATGCTTTAGTTGAAAGTGATGAGATTTCTAAAGAGGATCAACTTCGCTTTTATCATGATTGGAAGCTCCCAATCGCAGCTTTGGTCGACAGTGCTGGGAAATCAGTGCACGCAATTGTCAAAATCAATGCAGAAACCGAGGAAATGTACCAAAAACGAGTGCAATTCCTATACGATTTCCTTAATAAACATGGCTTTGCAGTAGATAAAGCTAATAAGAATCCGAACCGACTTTCTCGTATGCCAGGAGTCACTAGAAATGGTGTGCTTCAAGAGCTTATAGCCGTTGATGTTGGCTGCTCTAGTTTTGAAGAGTGGACAAAGTTCATTGAAGTGGAAACTCGACCTTTTGTTGAGGACAACATGACCGAACTTTACTATAACCCTCTTCCAATTGCTCCAGCTTTAATTGAGGGCTTAATCAGAAAAAGACATAAGCTTCTAATTACTGGTCCGAGTAAGAGCGGAAAGAGTTTCTTACTTATCGAACTCGCTATTTGCTTAGCTGAGGGAATTCCTTTTATGGGATTTAACTGCATGAAGTCAAAAGTAGTGTATATCAATTTAGAGATTGATAGAGCCTCAGTGAACGCAAGATTTATCGATATTTACAACGCTAAAGGCATCATTGAACCGAAGAAGGAAAATGCCGTAATCGGTATCAACATTCGTGGCAAAGTTGAGTCAATCGACAAGCTTGTTGATGACCTCATTATTCAGTTTGAAGGAAGAGGCATTGACGTGATTATTATTGATCCAATTTATAAGGTCATGAGCGGAGATGAAAACAACGCCAGCGAGATGGCTCAATTCTGCAATTACTTTGATGTTATTTCCGATAGATTGAATGTCACCGTTATTTATGCACATCATCACTCTAAAGGTGCCCAAGGAAGCAAGAATGTCATGGATAGAGCTAGCGGAAGCGGTGTCTTTGCTAGAGATCCCGATGGAATCCTCGATTTAACTGAACTCGATATGGATGAGCAATTTAGAGAATTCAATAACATTGATGAATCAGTCACTGCTTATCAAGTCGAGTGCATAACTCGTGAATTCAAAAAACCTAAAACAAGAAGAGTATGGTTCAAGCATCCTCTTCACGAAGTAGACAATGCAGCTCTAGCTGACTTATTCCCAATAGGGGATATCAGAATTGCTCAAAAGAAAAACCCTAAGAACACAACTAGCGAGGAAAGATATAACAAGCTAGTCGATGCATTAGGAGATAGCGAATCAATGCCTCTTGATGAATTAGCTAAGAAGATAGGCGTTTCAATCAAGACCGTGAGAAATTACGCTGATGAGCATTGCTTCCCAGTTAAAGAAGGAATTGTCTATAACACCAAAAGGAAGGAGGACAAAAACTAACCCTTGGAAAAAGAAAATGCCGAGAAAAAAATACTCTCGACTCGTGCGTTGGAAAGGATGGAGAAAACGAGGGAAAATATTATTTAAAAATAATTTTCCCTCTTGTTTTCCCTCCCAAGCCGATGCGTGCACATGAGAGTTTATAAGGCACCAAGGGCTAGAAAACAAATATGAAATTCTTCCTCTTACTTGATCCGCCAACTGTTACCGCTCAAGAGAAAAAGGTAGCCATCATCAAAGGCAAGCCGAGAATCTATGAGCCAGAAAATGTAGCTAGTGCAAAAGCGGAACTCAAAAAACATTTAAAACCTTTTATTCCTAAGACTCCATTAAGTGGTCCGCTGAAGCTTACGGTTAGCTGGCTATTCTATATAGGCACTAAGCATAAGCACATGGAATATAGGATGACTAAGCCAGATACCGACAATTTGGAAAAGCTTCTCAAAGACTGCATGACTCAGCTTCACTTTTGGGAAGATGATGCTCAAGTTGCGGTAGAGCATGTCGAAAAACTATGGTCGAAAGAACCAACTGGCATATCTATTGAAATAACCGAACTTCCAAAGTTCAAGGAGGTAACCTAATGCCGACTGAAGAGTGGAAGAAGTTATCTAATAAGAAAAATACAACAAAAGTTCGGAACTATACGCAAGAAGGTATGGAACGGCTCGCAGCAGCAATAGTTGAAGCAGCGGTAAAAGAATATCGACTTGATGGTTTCTCAATTAAAACTCTCAAGTGGAAAGCAGAACATGGACTTATTACCAAAGGTAAAAAGTATCACGATAAGCTAGAAACCTATGAGAGAGAAATGAACCAAAATAGAAGATTCTTCCATAGCCGAAGATTCCATTATCTTTGCCAAATAGATACGAGCTGGCTCCTTCAAACTTTAGATAAGCAAATCGAAGAGTTTGATCCGAGCAAAGAAATAAAAATCCATAAAGGAGGTAGAAAACGTGGACGCATATAAATATTTAGCCCAAATCTCCAAGCTCAGAAAAAAGCTTGAGGCTTTGAAAACAAGAAAAAGAACTTTTGAAGAACTCGCTAATTCTATCCCTGGTGGAAACTATGATGAGCCAGTAGTACAAAAGACTCGTGAGAATAAAGCTCCCTTCATTAAGTGGATTGACAAAATCATGGAAGTGGATAAGAAAATCTCCGAAATTAGTACTCAGCTAAATGAGCTAATAGCTGAAGCTTTATCAAAGATAAACAAAATAGAAAACGAGCAATATCAAAACATCTTAGTTATGAGATTCATATCTGAGATGGTTTGGGAAGAAATAGCGGAAGAACTCGATGTTTCTTACTCAACTGTCAAAAGGTGGTATTACTTCGCTCTTACCGAATATGAAAAAATGAACGGTGATGAACGATAGTGAACGATTATGAACAGCGAGATGTTGTGATAATGTTAAAGTGGCAAATAAGAAAAAGCCAGCCTCACTAGTAATAGTGGGGTTTTATTTTACACATTTAGGAGGCACCAAAATGGCAAAACCATTAGATACCTTTGAGATGTGGCTAAAAGATGGATTGTGGCCAAAGTACCGAGATTTCCTCAAGTCAGCAGTTAGAAATAATCTAAGCCAAAAGGAAATTTGCAGACGCCTTCAAATAGAACCAGCCACATTCATTAGGTTGAAGAAAAAACATAAAGAGATCCTCGATGCTATGGAAGATGGCAAGATAGGACTCAAAGAAGACTTGATTAACGCTATGCTAAAGCTTGCTTTAGGTTACGATGAAGTGACCGAAACTAAGCTCGCTAGTGAAAAAGGAAGTGGAGGCAAAGGCAGTGCTGATAGAAAAGCCTATAAACAAGTTAGGCATATCGGTCCTGACTATAAAGCTGCCATCTACTTGCTGAAGATAAATTTTGGTATCGATTATGATCCAAACAGCGAACAAATCAAATTGATGATTCAAAAAGCAAAAGATGGAAAGGAGACATGGGGTAATGGCAAAGTTATCGAAGAAGATAGTGATAAAGAAGATTAGTGAGCTTCAAGCTTATGGAAACAATCCTCGTATTAACGATGAAGCTGTCGATGCTGTTGCTGCTTCCATACAAGCCTTTGGCTTTAGGAATCCAATCCTTATCGATTCAAACAATGTGATTGTTGCTGGGCACACGAGATTACGTGCGTGCCAAAAATTAAATGTAGAAGAGGTTCCGTGTATTGTCATTGATGACCTAACCGAAGATGAAATTCGTGCTCTTAGATTAGCAGACAATAAAACCGCTGAGCTTGCTCGATGGGACATGGGAAAATTGAACGAAGAAATCAAAAATATCGATATGGATTTGCTCCAGTTCGGTTTTGAAGATTTACTCGATAAGTTAGATGATGAACCAGAAGAAGATGACTTCGCTGAAGATGAGGAGCTTCCAGAAGTTCCTTATTCTCAAAAAGGTGACTTATTCTTACTTGGTAATCATAGATTAATTTGCGGTGACTCAACAAAGCTAGAAGATGTTAAAGCTCTTGTTGGAGATGCCAAAGTCGACCTCCTATTTACTGATCCGCCATACAACGTGGACTATGAGGGCTCGACTGGAATGAAGATTCAAAATGACAAGCAAGATAATGATTCATTCTTTAAGTTCTTAACAAGTGCATTCCAAAATGCCTTTGAAGTTCTTAAGCCAGGAGCAGCTTTCTATGTTTGCCATAGCGATGTTGAAGAACTCAACTTCCTCTTAGCAGTTAAAAATGCTGGATTCCATATGAGCCAAATTATTATTTGGTTGAAGAATTCACTCGTTCTTGGAAGAAAAGATTATCACTCAAGAAACGAACCTATTCTCTATGGTTGGAAAGAGGGAGCTGGTCATTATTTTATCAATGACCGTACCCAAGATACGATTTGGGAATACGATAAGCCAAAACACAATGACTTACATCCAACGATGAAGCCTATTCCATTGGTTGCTAGGGCTATCAAGAATAGCTCAAGAAGAGGAGAGAATGTTCTCGACTTATTCGGTGGTAGTGGTACAACCCTTATTGCCGCTGAGCAAGATGGCAGAAATGCTTTCTTAGTGGAAATCGATGAAAAGTATGTCGATGTCATTGTTAAAAGGTACATAAGATATGTGGGCAGTCTTGAAGGCTGCTTTTTAATTAGAAACGGAGAAAAGATAGCTCTCAGCGAAATTGAAGCTTATCAAGTTCTCCAAAACGATGATTTAGAAGCCTAGTTAATAATATTAACGCTTTTTTAGTGCGTGCAGGAAAACTGCTTTTAATTTGACTTTATGAAGCCATCCATAATTACCTCCTTTTTCCCAAGTGGGTGAGGTTGATGATGGTCAATCTCATCCATGCGGAGGTAGGAAGATGCTAAAAGTAATAGAATTATTTTCTGGAATCGGAGCTCAAAGGGAAGCTCTAAAAAGAGCGAACATCCCTCATGAGATAGTGGCAACAGCGGAAATTGATAAGTACGCTATTAAGACTTACCGATTTCTTCATGGTTGGACTAACAACTATGGAGATGTAAAAGAAATCGAAGAACTTCCTCAAGTTGACCTTTGGACTTATAGCTTTCCTTGTACTGATATTTCATTAAGCGGAAGGCTAAAGGGATTTGAAAAGGGATCAAATACTGGAAGCTCGCTCCTTTGGGAAGTACAAAGATTGTTAGAAGTTTCTAAAGAAAAAGGAACTCTTCCTCGTTTTCTCTTAATGGAAAATGTGAAAAATCTCGTTTCAAAACGATTCATCAACGAATTTCAAGTTTGGGTGGATTACCTATCCGAGCTTGGATATAAATCTTTCTATAAAGTTCTGAACGCTAAAGACTATGGCGTTCCGCAAAATAGAGAAAGAACAATAATGATCTCCATTCTTAACTACGATGGAGATTTTATTTTCCCTGAACCTCAAGAGCTGAAAGTTTCGCTTCAAGACCTTTTAGAGAAAAACGTCAGCGAAAAGTATTTCCTCAGTGATAGGTTCATCAAGTATGCATGTGATTTAAAAAATAGAAATGGTTTCATACGTGGGACCAAGTTCAGACCGCATGACAACCAAAGCAAAGTTGCTTATACCATCTCAACTCATCCTGGTGGAAGAGCAACCGATAACTTTGTTATGCTTCCAGCAGTTGGTGCTCTTAGGGGTAGACCAACAAAGGAAGGAAAGTACATTCAAAACCTAGAAGTTAAGGATGAGCAAATCAGTAATACGATAACAACGGTTCACAAGGATAACGTGATCCTCGTGCCTCAAGCTACTAGAGCTGGCTATGCTGCTGCCGAAGTTGGAGATGGAATCTACACCAATAGATGCAAATCCAAAAGAGGGGTAGTTCAGAAGTCGATGATTCCTTGCCTTAAGACAACAGTTAGTGATGTTGGAGTAGTGGTAAACGATAAAGATGACCTCATCAATATCCGAAGACTAACTCCAAGAGAATGCTGGAGGCTTATGGGTTGGAGTGATGAAAGAATCGATAGAGCTTTTGAAAGCGGATGTAGCGAAACTCAATACTATAAAATGGCTGGAAATTCTATCGTTGTTAACGTGCTAATTGAGGTCTTTAAATCCCTCCAAAATTGTATCAAATTGTGTTGATATTACTCTAATTTTATTAGAGTATATGTATGACCAAAGGAGGGTCATATTATGGCAAAAAACATAGCCACAAGAAGGGGATTAGAAACCCTTAAAAAAAGATACCTTGAAGCTGGAGTTACCGATGAGACCAAGGACATCACAAACGGATATGAAGCAAAATGGATTTCAACAATCCAAGGTTGCATTGACTCCCTTGATACCGATGAGCCTATCTCAATGGATGAAATCGATTACGAGAATACCCCAGACAATTTGAAACCTTTATGGAGAGGACTTAAATAAGATGCTATTAGTTACTGAAGGAAAAAGAAAAGAGAACCAATTGGGTTATAACAAGAAAACCCATGAGTACGTGTATTTCCATCACGGCAAAGAAATATGGAGAGAAAAAGGAGATGAAAGTCTCCTCGACTACTTCAATGAAGTAAGAGCAAATTATAACTTCAACGAAGAAGTCATTAAAGACAATCCAGTTTGGCAAAAGTATTGTCAATCTTGCGATGAATTTGAGAAGAAAGAGAGGGGCTTCTAATGGAAGAAAGAATGAACCTCCATGCTTGGATTGGCTCTTTCATTATCGGAGATTTCGATAGTGCGGATGTCAAAACTCAAATCAAAGCTGGATGGTATGACTGGTTTTGTAAAGATGCCTCTTTGGCTAAAAAAACCAAGAGAATGGGCAACATCATCTCTCAACTTAGAGAAGGTGGAAAAGTTGACTTCAAGAACCTTTATGTTTGGTTCAAGAACAACTGTCCATTAAATGGTCCTTTATACGATGACTTCCGCTTTGCCTCTTTAGAGGATGGCGAAGTTCAGTTCACAATCCAACTCGATTGTTGCTGGAACCAAAAGAAGTACACCGTATGGGGAAGAAAAGGAAAAGGACAACCATTCGATAGTGAAAAAGCACTTTTTGAAACTGACTCTCTTAGAGAATTAGTGAAATGGTTCAATTCTCCTTGGGAGGCTGAAGAAAATGCCTAATTTAGAAATAGTGGTCAAGCTCAATAAAGAAAAGGGCATCCATATCGGAAGAACAATCTATCTCTTTAACAAACCTAAAGTGGTGGTTGGCTTTTGGAACAATTCCCTTGTCTTAGCTTGCAACAATCCAAGAACTATCGATGATGCTCAAGTCAGAATTTACACTCTTGAAGAATTAAGAGAATTCTATGAGGAAGGGAGCCTCCAAGGCTTGGTGGACTTAGATGCCTAAAGTTGGTGACAAAATTAAAATTATCTATATGGAAGGCGAGCCACAATACACTGGCAAAGAAGGCGAAGTAATCTTCATCGATGACCTCGGACAAATACATGGAACTTGGGGAGGATGTGCTCTTATCCCTAATGTCGATGAATTTGAGATTATTAGATAGTCTCTAAGAACATGTTCTATAGAGTCTATCAATAAAGCACTCTATAGGGGTGCTTTTTCCTTCTATACTCGGTATACATACCCAGTATAGGCAATTTGAATCAAAAGGAGAACAAACTATGTTTGAAAAAGTAAATAAGTATCATCCAGACAAAATAGCCGATAGAGTTGCTGGAGCCTTGGTGGATTTAGCTTATAAAGCTGAAAGAGCACCAAGAATTGCAGTTGAAGTTTTAATAGGACACGGCATTTGCCACATCCTTTGCGAAACATCAGTTCATCTTAAAAAGAAAGATGTAAGAGCAGCGGTCAATCGAATTGCTGGAAAGATAGCAGTGGACTATGTGGAGGTTCCTCAAGACATTCACTTATCCAATAACCAAGCTGGCAAGTTTAGATGTGGAGATAACGGAATCTTCCGTGGGGTTCCTCTTACCGAAGAGCAAAAAAGATTATCAAAAATTGCTAGGGATATAACTGAAGCTTATCCTTTTGATGGGAAATACATTCTTGATGGGGATAGGCTCATCATTTGCCAAAGCAATGCCGACTCTTCTGAGCTTAAGAGGATCTTCAAAGAAGCTGAAGTAAATCCTATCGGAGATTGGAGTGGTGGCACTAATGTCGATACTGGAGCAGTCAATAGAAAGCTCGGTTCTGACATGGCTGATTCAGTCACTGGTGGAGGACTTCATGGGAAAGACCTCAGCAAAGCTGATATTAGTGTAAATATCTATGCTTGGCTCAAAGCTCAAAGAACTAAAAAGGTTGTCGAGCTCTCATGTGCTATTGGTGATGAGTTCATTGATGGCAAGCCTTATGGCGAAATTGTTTGTATTGCTAAAGACTTTATTAACAAGTTTGGAGGCTTTGAGAAGTTCGCTGAATGGGGTTTGTTTTAATGCTCAACAAGTGCAAAGCAATAAACCGCTTCTATAGAAGTAGTGCTTGGCTCTTAGCTAGGCAACAAAAGATAGCTTCTTGCAACGGAAGGTGTGAGAAGTGCGGTGCTATAGGAGAAGAGGTTCATCACATCATTCCTTTGACTGCTGAGAACATTTCTGATCCAAGCATCACCTTAGGAGAAGGAAACCTTGTCTACCTTTGCAAAGACTGTCACAACAAGGAACATGAACGTTTCAAAAAGAAGGAGCCCATCTTTGATGAAGAAGGGAACCTAAAACCATATTGAAATAAAAAATTCATACCCCTCCCCAGGTCAGCTCTTGAGTTTTGCTGGAGGTACCGTTGCCCCCCACCTCAGAAATACGTGGGGCTAAAATTTTCAAAAATTGAGTTTCCTAAAAACTAGGGAACTTTTTTCTTAGGAGGTGCAGTCGTGGATACGAAAAAAATAAAAAAAGAGTATGAACGACTACATGCTCTTTTCAAAGATGTCGATGAGACAAAAACAAAATTAGTTGATGAGCTGCTTCACAAAGCGGCTTTTCTTAAAGTTCAACTTGATGAACTCCAAGAGGAAGTCATTAAGCGTGGTGCAGTGGAATACTCTTCCAAAGGAAATTCACGAGAAACACCATGCTATAAAACTTTTTTAGCTTCTCTTGGAGTTTACCAAACAGTCATCAAAACTCTTAACTCAGTGATTGGCAAAAACGCAATCGATGAGGATGATGAGTTCGATGAATTTATGAAAAGTATTAAATAAGGAGGAACGCTCATGGGATACGAAATAAACATCCACGTGAATAAAAATGGAAAGCTTGAAACGGATGAATTGCCTCTTGAGCTTTCAGTCTATCGAGAGTCAAGAAGAGTTAAGCTCATCTTTGATGTCGATGAAGAAATAGACTCAACTTATCATTACTTGAAGTTCAGCCATAAAGAAGTGGCTTACCTCTATAGAGTGCATGATAATGAGTTTGAAATTCCTAAAGCAATCACTGCCTACGAAGGTAGATGGGAAGTCAGCTTTATAGCTTGTGATGAAGTGGCAAATAGTGATTCGACTATTACCGCCAACTACATTTATGCTTCCGAACCAATCGTTGCTGATGTCTTAAAAGGCAACTTAGGAATCCTTCATAACTCAGAAGAATTCACTTTGCTTTCTCAGTTAGTAGAAGGAACTTTTAACCATTTTGAGATTCCAAGCGGAGTCACTTATATTTGTGAGAACTTTCTTGCGAGTGCAACGAATGAGTTCACTGTCTATGTTCCTTATACGGTTACAACTATTAAGCAACACGCCTTCTATGATAGTGGTTGTACCTCCATTACTTTTGAAGAAGGAAGTAGGCTCACGACTTTAGAGGCAAATGCCTTATATAGAATCACGAACCTTGAAAGCATTAACTTCCCAGCTTCTTTATCAACGTGGGGAAATTACAACCTTTCCTATTGCGGTTGTGAGATTGTCACCTTTGGTGCTAACTCAAATTTAAGAAGTTTATCAAGTTATGCTTTTTGGAATATCACTGGTTTAAAGAAACTCTATTTACCAGATAGACTCCAAAGCTTCAGCGGAGGAACAGCAGTTGTTAAAGCTTGTCCTCTTTTAAATGAAATTTGGTTCCCTAACACAATCAACACTCCAATTCCTATTGAAGCAATTCAAGAGTGCCCATTACTAACAAAGATTACTTTGCAAAGCAATTTCAATGTTTCTGCTAACTTTGGAAACTGCACCTCTTTAACTAAAGAAAGTGTGGTGGCAATGTTTAGAGCATTAAAAGATCTCACTGGATCAGCATCAAAAGTCATCTCTCTTAACTCGGTTGTTATTGATAGATTGACCGCTGAAGATAAAGCCATCGCAGAAGACAAGAACTGGAGCATTGGAGAAGTTGGCGGAGAAGATATCGTAGCTGGAAAGAGCTTCCATTATGAAAACTCTTCAATTTCTATTGATTTAGACTTTGGCGAAGGTATCGGAAGTCTCTCTTACACTGGAGCAGCAGTCAACTTTACTTATGAATATCTCACAGACACAACCATCAAGATTACTTTGAATAGTAACTATGATGAGAGTGCTTGGGGCAATTACAAACCAGCTCCTTTAGGAACCTTTGAAAATAGTGACTGCGTTATTACCCTCAGCAGTGGGGAAGCTAGTGCGGTCAAAATCAAGATGTATTCCAATACTGGAACTGGCACCAATAGAACATTCAGCTTAGTGACTTCAGGAGAATAGCGTATGGAAATTATTACTAACGGAAACGAAAGAATTCTCGTAGCTTCCAAAGGTTACACCCTTCAAAGCGTAACCGATGGCTTAATTATTGGTCCTCGTATCTACTTGGGGAAAAAGGATAGTGAAATTCATTATCACGAGATTCCTCTCACTAGCAACGAAAGTGACAATGATGAAGGATGAGCTATTTAATCGATTATATAAACGAAATCGAAGCTGGACGAATAATTGCTGGTCGAGAACTGAAAAGTGTCTTAAATGACTTAAAAAATGACTTAAATGATGATTCCTATGTTTACGATGAAACTCCAGGAAAGCTCAGAATTGATTTCATAGAGAAATTTTGCAAACATACGAAATCCCCATTCAATGGTCAACCATTCATCTTGGAGCTTTGGGAAAAAGCATTCCTTGAGTGTGCCTATGGCTTCAAGATGAGAGATACTGGCTTGAGAAGATTTAATGAAGCCGTTTTGCTCATTGCGAGAAAAAACGGAAAAACAACTTTTATTGCTGGTATCGATTTATCCGAATTCTTCCTCTCAAAGGGTGGAACCGATATCGTGTGTGCTAGTAACACCAACGACCAAGCCTCTATCCTTTTTGAAGAAATAAACAACATGCGAGAGCAGAGCAAAGCTCTTAGAAACGAGAAACGCTCTAAGAAGAATATCTTTTATATCTACTCTCCAAAAAACAAAAACAAGATTAAAAAGCTATCTGCTCAGTCACGCAACAAAGATGGTTATAACATCGAAGTTGGCTGTATTGATGAAGTGCACGAAATGACTGATTCCAAAGTCTACGATGCTATTAAGCAATCGCAATCGACTAAAAGAGAACCTCTCATATTTATCATCACTACGGAGGGGACAACAGTAGATGGCTTTTTAGATAACAAGCTTGAGTATTGCCGAAAGATGATAAAAGGAGAGATTAAGGACATCCGTATTCTCCCTTGGCTTTATACACAAGATAGTATTGATGAAGTTTTCAACGATCCTACCTCGTGGACAAAAAGCAACCCTTCTTTAGGAAGCATCAAGCTCCGCTCTTACCTTGAGGACATGATGGTCAAATCTCAGAATGACTTATCAACAAGAGTTACGATGTTATGCAAAGACTTTAACATTAAGCAGCTCGATAGTGGTTCCTGGTTGACCTATCAAGACCTCAACAACGAAGAGCATTTCAAACTAGAAGATTTAAGAGATAGCTATGCTATTGGAGGGGTAGACTTATCAAGTACTACCGACTTAACTGCTGCGGTTCTCTTAGTCATCAAAAACGGCAAGAAGTATGTAATTCCTCACTTCTTTATGCCGAGTGATTTGATTGAAACAAGAGTCAAGGAGGACAAGATTCCTTATGACCTTTGGATTAAGAAGGGATTAGTAACAACAACTGATGGAAATCAAAACGATTTCACTTTAGTTACTCAGTGGTTCTTATCTATGGTTAGGAACTATGGCATTAGACCTCTATGGGTTGGTTATGATCCGTGGAACTCTCAATATTGGGTTAAGGAAATGGAAGATGCTGGTTTCACGATGGAGAAAATCCGTCAAGGAATCTACACACTTTCAGAACCGATGAAGCAGCTTGAAGGAGACCTTAAGAATAAGCTTGTTATCTATGATAATAATCCTATCCTCAAGTGGTGCTTCTCAAACACTCAAGCCAAGATTGATATAAACGGCAACATTCAGCCAAGCAAACTGAATTCTAAGCTAAAAAGAATTGATGGTTGTGTAGCTTTAATTGTTGCCTATGCCGTTCTCAATCGTTATAAGAACGAATACGAAAACATGAATAGTTAGGAGGTAGCTATGAGTTTATTTGACATCTTCAAAAGAAAGAAAAAAGTAGTGGCACCCATTAACTATGATGCTCAGCTTTTTAAATCAACTTTGAACCTCTTTACTGATTTTGGTGACAACATCAATGCTTCTGACATTGTGAAGATTTGCATCGATAGAATTGCTACTCATACAGCAAAGCTGAAACCAAGATATGTAAAGACTCAAGATGATAAAACGGTGCAAGAGAAAAAAGGCAATCTTGCTTATTTACTCAAGTACCAACCTAATCCTCTCATGAGCCCATACGATTTTATTTATAGGATAGTCACGCTCCTATATTTGAATAACAATGCATTTGTTTATCCAATTTATGATCCGCTGACCTATGAATTAAAAGAGCTTTGGCCTTTGAAACCGAACTCAGTGGAAGCACTAAAAGATGAAAGCGGAGAGCTATTTCTCCGTTTTTATTTCACTGACAAGAAGACATTCACTCTTCCTTACGAATCCGTTATTCACTTAAGAAGATTCTATGGAACGAATGATATTTTTGGTGGAAGTGGAGCAGTTAGTGACCACTCAGCTTTGCTGAAGACAATCAAAATCAATGATTCAGTGCTTCAAGGATTAGACAACGCTATTAGAACCTCTTTCCAAATTAAAGGCTTGCTCAAAATAAACGGCATGCTTAATGAAAAAGACAAGACCGCACAAAAAGCCGAGTTTGAAAGAGCTCTGAAAGAATCAACTACTGGAGAGGGTTCTTCAATCGTTCCAGTAGACCTCAAGGCGGATTATGTTCCGCTAACAGTTGATCCTAAACTTGTTGATAGTACAACCCTTACTTTTCTTCAAAAGAAAATCATCACTTACTTTGGTGTCAGTGATGCTATCTTTGATAACAAGTTTAACGAAAACGAATATAACGCATTTTATGAAGGAGTTATTGAAGGCATAGCCATTGCTCTTTCCGAAGCTTTTTCAAGGTCTCTTCTTACTAGAGGGCAGCTTGAGAATGGAGAGCAAATCATTTTCTATTCTGAAAGACTTCAATACGCCTCGTGGAATACAAAAGTCCAAGCCATCGAAAAATTGATGGGGCTTGGCATTCTTTCTCTTAATGAATCAAGAGCTCTTCTAGGGTTCGAGCCAATTGAGGGAGGAAATAGACGTTTGCAATCACTCAACTATGTTGATGCTGATAAAGCTAACGATTATCAATTACAACCAGTCATCTTACAACCTAAAAAGAAGGAGGATCCAAAAGATGGAGAAGGAAACTAGATTTTCAACCATTAACAAAAGAGATGGTGATGAAGAAAACAAAATGATAGTGGAAGGCTATGCGATAGTTTTTGATGAAGAAACTCTTATCGGAGATGAAGAAAGAGGCTTCATTGAAGTAATCGACAAAAACGCACTAGCTGAAACTAATATGAAGGATGTGCCATTCAAGTACAATCACAATGACACAACCTTAATAATTGCGAGGACCAGAAATGGTTCTCTTTCTTTAGAAGTCGATGAAAAAGGGCTCAAGATTAGAGCTGAACTAATCGACACAACCAGCAATAGAGATATCTTCAAATGTATCGAAGCTGGATTATTAGACAAGATGTCATTTGCTTTTACTGTAAAAGGTCAAAGCTGGGATAAGAGTGGGAAAACACCGAAAAGAACTATCACGGCAATTGATAGACTCTTTGATGTGTCAGTCGTTGATTTGCCTGCATACGACCAAACTTCTATCCAAGCTAATGCTCGTTCTTTAGAATTGGCGGATGCTGAGCTAAAGGCATTGGAGAATGCAGAGCTAACTGAGCGAAGAACAGTGCTAGTAAGTCGACTCAAGATTAAAACCAAAATTTAAAAGAAAGGAAAATTATTCATTTATGAATCTTGAATTACGTTTAAAGGAAATCAAAGCCCGCCTTGATGAAATTAGGGGCTTAACTGATTCTGAAACCGATGTCACTAAGCTTGAAGCTTTAGACAAAGAAGTCGATGAATTAACCAATGAACGCAAAGCAATCGAAAAGAAACTCTCGATGAGAGGCAAGTTCGATGTTGCTAAAGTCATTGAAACTAAATCCAACGAAGAACTCGCTGATTTAGAAGCAAGAGGCAAAGCCTTAAAAGAAGGACGTACTGTTACCGTTACTGCTGATGGAGTTTTACTTCCTCAACATGTAGATGAAAACATCTCTCCTTATCCATTCCGTGAAGTTTCCACAATCGTGGATCAAGTTCACACCGTTAACTTAAAGGGTGGAGAAACCTATAAGAAATCCTTTGTTAAATCTCATGGCACTGGTGGTCTTACTGCCGAAGGTGATCCATACACAACCGCTGAACCAACCTTTGGTTATTTAACAATTTCCAAAGTCAAAGTCACCGCTTATGCCGAAATCACCGAAGAGTTAGAAAAACTCCCAGCAGCCGATTATCAAGGCGAAGTTCTTAATGGTGTCAACATCGCATTAAGAAAGAAAATCAGTGAACAAATCTTAAGAGGTGCTGGTACAACTAACACCTTCAAAGGTATCTTCTCCGATAGCTGTGAAGCTCTCGCTGATAGCACCGATTTGGAAATCTCCGAAATCAATGAAAACACTCTCGATGATATCGTTTACGCCTATGGCGGAGATGAAGAAGTCGAAGGTGGTTGTGTCCTCATTCTCAACAAAAATGACTTACGTGCATTCGCTGGTTTAAGAACCGCTGAAG